AAGGCGAATTAGGTGCCGTTCTTGCCCCTGATGCGGTTCTGGGTGATTTCATAGAAACCCAGCAGGCCAAGGGATTCGATCTGGTCGCACAGCAGCTTGTGTACTGAATCCTTGATGCTGGTCTGGAATTCCCGCGCACACAGTATGCGTAGCGGGTCTTTAGCGCCCTTGATTAGCAATGCCCTAGCGATGCCCCATGACTTAGCGCCACCCCTGCCGCCATAGGCTACCTTGTAGCGTGATGGCTTAAACAAGCCTTGCAGCTTGATCGGGAATTCAGCATTGGCAATGGCGCTGGCGACATCACTCATTTGGCTTTACAAATGTCACCTGAATACCTGTAACCAAAGGCGCACCATCTGCACCCGTGATTTCTTGCTTTGTGCTTTCCCTGTACTTCTTCGGAAACCTTGCCGCCATCGACCGTGACCAGATTGAGGCATTCAGCTTGGCGCTTTCTTTCTCCTCAATCATGTGCGTTTGGCCTACTGTTTCCCACCAATCAAGCTCTAATTCCTTTGCATATTCCAAGGCGTGCAGAAATTCCTCGTGCTTATCTCTCCAATCGAATAAGACCCTAGTAGAAACCCCTAGATTTGCGGCTATTTGCTCAATGGATTTACCGATTCGTCCAAGTTCTATCGCCCTTTCGCAAAATGCAGGGTCATACAGGCTTGGGCGACCTACTGGGCGCTTTTCAATGGCTGGAACTATGTCTGTCATTTCTTTTTGGGCGCGGCTTTCTTCGCCTTTTCAGCTTCGCGCTTGACTGAATAGCCAATGGCAACCGCCTGCTTAACAGGTTTGCCAGCTTCGATTTCTGCCTTAATGTTAGCTTTCAGCGCCTTGGGTGTTAAGGAACGAATGAGGGGCATGGTCTAAAATCCTTTTCACATGGTCAATAAATTGTTGATATGGAAGATTTAGCTTCATCTTATTACAAATTGGGCAACATGGAACACAATTCCAAATCACATATCCTTTTGTTGAATCAACTCGATCAATTCCATTAGACAAATAAGCGCCATTTGATGTTGGTCTTGCTTTAGTCTTGGAATAACCTTTAACTCCACAATAGTTGCAATTTCTACCAGTTAAATCAGCAAATTCATCTTTGGTTAATTCAAATGTAAGATTTCTTGCTCTTGCATCATGTCTATACATATTAAATTTATGATTTAAACTTGCTTGACCAAATGGCAGTTTTCGCAATCCTTCTTTTTTTCTACATCCACATGAAATAGTTGTGCCATGTGTAAAAGTGGTTGCAGACAAAATTTTTTCATTTCCACAATCGCAAACAACTTTCCACATTGCGCGTTTTTGACCAGATGGTTGTATGTGTGAATGGCTATATCCCAATACGGTCAGCCGCCCTTTTTTTACACCAGTCAGATCAATTCGTTTCATGCCTCCAATTGTACATCATTTGATGAATTTTGATCAGTGGCATTTTTGCTCTCCAATTGGGTTAACCAATATTGACAGTCCTGAATCGCCCCGCCAATCGCGTGGAGGTTTAGTTCCATTTGTTTGGCTTGGGCGGTCAAAAAATCAATGCGGCTTTTCAGTGATTCAGCGTTCAAGATGCACCGTGGATGATTGCAAAGTTGAGAATAACGGCTTCAGACAACGAACCGCCTGACATATTACGCAAGGTAATCACAGCAGAACCAGATGTCATGCTGGAAATGTAGGTTGTATAAGCGCCAGCAGTGCCGCCACCAGACACGTTCACAATGATTGTGTCGTTGGTGCTAATCAAACTGTTGGTCATAGTGAATGACACAGCGGTGTTGGATGCCAAAGCCGCATTGTTCATGGTGATGCGACCAGCAGACTTGTTCAAGGTCACGCCTGTGGATTTGTCTGTGGCTTGGGTCACAGTGCCTTGTGCGGCGGCTGTGTAACCAATTTGCTCACTGGCAAACATGGTTGTAAATTCTGGGTCTTGATATGCAACGCCTGTTGCTACTGAATTTGACATGATATTTTCCTTTTAACAGTTCCAGTTTTTGAGGGATGCCTTTGCCCTTTCCGCTGGGCCTTTGGCGTTTTTAACTACCCCCTCCATCCTAGCGCAAAAACTGGCTTTTCGCCCAGCATCTGCTTTAGTCTTGGGGTTGGGGGCAGGCGGTTTGAGATTTGAATTATTCTTTGCGTTGTATTCAGCACGACCCTTAGCGGTCATTCCAGCGCCTTTGTCTGTCGGGTTGTAGGTTTTACCTTTACCCGTGGTCTTATGTGGAATGGGCTTATCGTGCTTTTTCATTTTTTGGCAGTCTTGGCAGATTGTTTAAATGCCGCTGCGGTAGGTGCGCCCTTGTCGCCGGGCTTCCTCATGCGTTCCACAGGCTTGCCCTCTGCTTTTTCACGGGCGATCCGTTCTTGTTTTTTATGGATATTGGCATAAAGTCCAGCTTTCATGCTTCCACCACCGCGCAAATGTCAGCTTCTTGAATGATCTGGTAATCCTGCCCGTCAATGTTGTGAACAGGCCAGTTTAGATAATCCCCGTTGCCATACTTAATGAAATCGCCCACCTGAGTCTGATCGACCGCTGGCCCGACCGCCACGACTGTTCCCTCGTTGAATGCTTCTTTGTTGTTGACATAAATAATGTCAGACAACTTTCGAACATTGGGGCGAACAACTACACGGTCACGCAGGGGTTTGATCATGTTTGGGCTTTCTTCCGGGTTTTTTCTTCAACGGAGGTTCAACCACCGTGTCGGTTTGAATGTCGTACACACGCAAATTTTCCGTTGGCTGTTCAATTTGTTTTACTGCACAATGCTCACCACACCAATCATTCATGTGCCTGTTGATTGTCTGTGGATAACGGCGACAACTGCCCATGATCTGGGCATTCAAAAAGAACTTACAACTGGCGCAGCTTGCCATTACTGGCTACATTTGCGGTCGTGGGTGTAGCAAACGCCCTTAGAACGTCCACCGTCAAATGCTTTGTCAGCACCTGTCATGTTGGTTTTGGCGTTAGGAATGCCCTTTTTGGCGCTTCCTTGTGTGCCTGTACTGTCAGATGCGGATGGGTTGCCAGACATGGTGACCTTAACGCCATAGCCCTTGGGTTCGTTTTTCATCAAATTTGCCATGATTTTTCCTTATTCAAGATACTTGAGGGGGTACAAAGTCGAATTGATCAATTCAGCGATTTCATCCACCAAATTTTGCAATTCTGTGTCTTGTGGCAGTTCCTTGCGGGATTCTTCCACAAAATCTTTCATGTTCTGCATATATTTCAGGGGGTCTTTTTCCACATGAAATTCATCAGGGAATTTTTTAAGTTGATCATATTTGCCCATGTACGCTTCGGCAAACTTGTCAACCAATTTAATAATCTTGGCATAGTATCTTCCCAACGCCTCATGTTTTGCATTGTTGTTTGTTGACCAATGCATGAAATGCGTCACCGTGCTGCTGTGCAACAGGTGCGCTACGAATTCGGCTACTTCTTCATTCATGTTCGGAATATACCAAAAAAAGGGGGGCTGCAACACCCCCCCTAAGACAACTGCGTATCCATTGTAGGCAAAGGAACGTCATCAGGCCATAGCCCCGCTTGGGTTAACGCATGAACCGTCCCCATGTGTGCCGCCAACCACTTTTCTTGTCGTTCTTCTTTGCTTAACGTATTGCCTTGGTCAATCTCAAAATGGCACTTTAGGCACAACGCTGCGACCAGATTGTCATCAGCCTTGATGCCGCGCCCTTTGCCCCCACCCCAGTTTGTGTGTGCTGCCTGAACCATGTGGCCTGACCCGCAGGCTTGGCAGTCAAGTCCCGCCACCAGTTTCAGCAGTTTTTTTGATCTGACGTATTCGTGTTTTTGAAACAATTATTGTCTCCAAGGTTGTGAATCTGTGTTCATTGGCGCATTCAAGTCTGCGGCGGCGGCTGTTGCCTGTGCTTATTCGGGTTTCTTTGATGAACAAATTAAAGAATTAAAATCAAATACCGAAGAAATTGACCCTGATGAATATGATATGAATTGCAAATGTCCAAAATGCGGATTTGAATTTGATGCAAAAACCTGATTGTGCATGGACTTTATCTGAATTGGCTAATGTGCCTAAAAACGGCATTAAAGTCATGAGTACATTTGCTTGTGGCGGCGGATCAAGTATGGGATATAAACGTGCCGGTTGTGAAGTTATTGCGGCAAATGACATTGATCCTGAGATGGCTTGGCATTACAAATTAAATATTGATCCAAAACATTATTTTCTCTGTCCAATTGGTGAATTATTGGAAAAGGAATTGCCAAAAGAACTTTACAATTTAGATATTCTTGATGGTTCGCCTCCTTGTTCAACATTTAGCATGGCCGGTAGCCGAGAAAAAGCTTGGGGTAAAGATAAACATTTTAGAGAAGGCCAAGCAAAACAAGTGCTATCTGATCTATTTTTCGATTATCTTGATTTGGTTGAAAAATTAAAACCTAAGGTAGCTATTGCTGAAAACGTAAAAGGGATGTTGATTGGCAATGCCAAGGGCTATACAAAAATGATAATGGCCAGATTTAAGGAAATTGGTTATCGACCTCAATTGTTTCTTTTAAATTCTGCGGATTGTGGCGTGCCTCAAAGACGGGAAAGAGTTTTTTTCTGTGCCATACGAAATGATATTGATATGCCGCCATTAAAATTATCGCCTACACATCAATGGATTAATTGCGAAGATGCTACAAAAGATTTAAAAATAACTGCGGCCGAATGGGAGGAAGTTAAATTTACAGCCAACACGGACCTAATCTGGTGGCCAAAAACACGACCTGGTGAAGATTATGGGGATGCTGTAAAACGCACAGGAAAACCTGTCAAATTATGGAATTCAAAAAAACTTGATCCAAACGCGCCATCCTTAACATTGACGGCAACCCATACAATGTTCAAACATTGGAAAGAACCAAGACATTTAACATTTAGAGAATACGTTAGGCTTGGATCGTTTCCTGATGATTACAAAGCAAAAAATAATAAAATTGGTAAATATATGATTGGTATGTCAGTCCCGCCAAAAATGACAGAACAAGTGGCAAAAGCTGTATGCTATCAGTGGTTAAATGTTAAACTAACGTAACGAGTTCCCCTTTATAAAAGATGGCACTAATCCCACAAAAGGCTCACAAGCCAACCGATGAATCCCGCAGGATGGTTGAAAGCACCAGCGGATTAGGATTGCCGCATGAGCAAATAGCCATTCTTGTGGGCATAGACGATAAGACTTTACGCAAGTATTACCGCACCGAGTTGGACTTGGGTAAGGCCAAAGCCAATGGGCAGATAGCTAAAACGTTGTTTGGTAAAGCCACAGGGGGCGACACCACCGCATTGATTTGGTGGACAAAGACCCAAATGCGCTGGGCTGAAACCGTCAAACAAGAAATCACAGGCGCAGAGGGTCAAGACTTGGTGATTAAGTGGGCAGCAGGGAAATAATCCTGCCCTATAGCCCGCGGGAGGCATTTATGCCTTTCCACAATAGGACAGAACGTTGGTCTTGTTTAGTTGCCCATCGTAGAGCTGGAAAGACCGTAGCGGCCATTAACGACCTGATTAAGCGAGCCATTACCGAGGGCAACAGATCAGCCCAATACGCATACATTGCCCCATTCAGAAGCCAGGCCAAGCGGGTAGCGTGGGATTATTTAAAGCATTACGCAGCACCAATTACCAAAAGCACGAACGAATCAGACCTAGCGGTGGAGTTGCTAAACGGCGCAAAGATCATGCTGTTTGGCTCAGATAACGCAGAT